CTGGTATAGATCTATTCTGGAAGAACCTCTGGTATATCCAATGTTCTTTTGTAGTAGGGTTCAGAATCAATATACAGCGGTTTTTAGACGTTTTACTACGGATAGAGTAGTCTATCTTATCAAAAGATAGTTCGTCCATTAGCTCCTCTGCTTCGTCTAATACGAAGGTGTTTATACCTTGTATAGACTTTAGCTTTGCAGTTTGGTCTCCAGATGCAGTTTTTATCCCACTAAAGTATATGGAGCTCCCATTAAGTTTATTGGTTATTTCAGTTTTGGTTATTTCAAACTGACTCTCTATTCCCATCAGCTCTAGCTTCTCCCTAAATTCTGGGATAATACTCATAGACGCTGAACTCATAGTGTAACGAGTGAATAGTGTTTTTGTGTTTTCTTCGTAGGTAAGTAGAACTAAAAATGTATTAACGGCAAAAGATTTCCCAGAGCCTCTACCTCCTGTGATAACGAAGTATCTGCTATCAGCATTAAACAAGGTTTGATACTTTGGGTTTAAATCTATTTTGTTTGCCATTTTCTAGGTTTTACTTCTGGTTTAACATAATATCCTAATATTGGATTAACTCTATAGTTCCAAAAATCGTAAGGCATTTCTTTTCCTTGACCTATGATTTTTTTCTTATTCGACATAATTATAAAGTAATGTTTTTTTTATTAAGTATGCTATCTTGTATTTAGTATCTCCTTTGCCTATAAATTTACAAGGAGATAAGTTATTTTCTAAAATACATTTTTTTATTGATTTGACTAAAAACCACTTAAATTCATATCCATCATATATAACCCAATATTTTGCTTTAGTTGTGGAGAGTGCTGATGGTTTGCCATTAAATTCAATTTCTATTACAATGTTACCAGTATATTTACTTTTTTCATCACTTTTAACTTCAATACCTATTTCTATTTCAGGAACATATATATCCCAATCCTTACAATACCCATCAACAATGTATGATAGTGGATATTTACATTTAACTATATCTAGTACTTTATTTTCTATCTGTTTACCTCTATGTAAATCCCTATAAAATGTTTCAATCATCCTTCACCTCTTTATGATCTACATCTACTACTTTAGGTTTACCAAAATCTACAACAGGAATATTAACATTAGTATTTACATTCAGCTCTTGCTGTTCTTTAGGCTTACCATAACGATACTCCCATAACATCTTAACGTAATTAAAGTTTCCTTCAGAGGCTTTCTCGGCTATAAATACCCAAGCCTTCTCTTCACTTCCGAAAGCCTTTTTAAGAGCTTTTAAAGTAAGTGCGTTAGTTTCTTTCTCCTTAATCTTTGGAGGTCTACCTTGACCTCTATAAACTCCCTTTACAGCTCCATTATTCCTTCTCCCATCTAATTTCTTTGGTTTCTTTTCTTCCATTAGCCAATTACATATCCGTTTCTTTGATAATAATTCTCTCTAGCATCAGAGAAATCTTTTAACTTCTTGTACTTCTCATTAATCTTCTCACTATCTATAACTAAAGAATTATGTATCGCTTTTAGCTTTTCATATTTATTTTTCAATTCATTAAAGCTAGTTATAATTTCCATATACTGTGGATCTACAAACTCTAAATCATTAAATTTATTTGTAAGTATTTTATCAACGGAGTCTAAAAACATATGGTTTATTGTTATAAAATCTATTCTTAACGAAGAATCAAATTCCATATATCCATCTAATTGTTTTATAGAATGGAGAACTGTTGCATGGTTCTTATTAAATATACTTGCTATCTCTTGAAAGGACATTTTTGTATTGTCTCTTAAAAGTTTGTAAAATATAGATCTAGCCAACACATACCTACGTTGTCTTGTATTCCTACTAATACTTATATTAAAATAGTTATTTACTATTGTTAATGCTATCTTTTTTGTTTGCTTATTCAGAGCTATTTCCTCTATCGAATTCATAATCTTTTTTTCTATAATCTTTATATGCTTGTGCTATCCCACTACAGCATTCGTAGTGTTCTATGTCTCTATAGTAATTAAGAAGATGAGCTACCTCTTCCTCGCCTAACAGTCCTAAACACAGCGAAAGGTAGGTATCATCATAACATTCTTTCTTACTAAAGTACATCGTATAAATAAAATTCTTTTACTGATTTCTTCTTCTCTATAAAGAAGTCCTTGTAGATTCTTATTGCCTGTAATGTTTTGTGTTTACCAGATTCATGAAAATCCTTACTACATTCAAATATACCAAGAGCCTTACTAAATTTATCCACTACAATAAAGGTAAAGTTTTTATAGGATATATCAAACAAGGTACAGTAGATGTACATCTGCATATCATAGTTCCACTTCTGTGCACTCCATTTAAATTTTTGAAGATCCCCTGATGTAGTTTTTAAATCCACAATATAATCACCTCCAAGAATATCAGCTTTAGCCCTGAATGGTATATCAAATATTTCTCCTACAGCAGGAACTTCTGTCCTAGCTCCCCTTAACATATCTACACATATTGAATTACCTAAAACTACCTCTGATAAATCTTCAGCATTCCACTTCTCCTTCTGGGTATAAACCTTATCGTGGGTAGCTAATGCTTCCTTATAAACTTTACTATTCTTACTAGCAACATCAACAAAGTGTAAGTCTTTCCATTTTTCAGGCTCTAGTATCTTACAGTGGAAAAGCCATCCATCTCTCAAGGCTTGAGCTTCACCTGATCTTTGCATCAGGCTATCTTGATATTTCTTTGGTGAATCTAGTAGTTTGGAACAGCTAGAGCTAGACAATACATTACTCCCAAGATATCCATAATAGAAATCATCATCCATCATATTATCTAATAGCTCTTGCTTGTTCCAGAACTTACCATCAAGTGTTGTGATTGTATTCAAACTAATATTGTTTTAAGTATTATCTTCTTCATCTCTGGAGATACTTCAGGATCAATTAAGTCCTCTTGGCATTCCTTTAGTAAACGAAGTCTCGCATAAAACTCAACAGCACTATCTTCGTGATTGAGTTCTTGTAATAAATCTTTTGTTCTTCCCATAATTATTGTATTTGATTTAACATAAACTTTATCGCTCTCTCTATATATTCTATAAGAAAAGCGAATGGTGTTACCAGAACATTTAAGATAAAGTCAACTACGAATAATATAAATATTCCTAGAAAGATAGTAAGGTTTTGGGGTCTAAAAAGGATTAACTTTAAAATCTTCATTGTCTATCTTTTCAACAAAGATATAACAATTTTTGAACTGACAAATAAAATTTACTTTTTTGGAGTAAATTGTTCTTTCCAGATTGTTTGGCAAACTGCAAATCTTTGGTCTCTGTCTTTGTATTCAACTCCCATCTTTGCATTCCCCATACACCTTCTGGTGAAATCCTTATTCGTCTCGTACTTCTTCGGTTTTAAAAGTGGCATCCTCTAGTCTTTTTATTTTTTCTAAAGCTACGACAAGAGCTTGTTGAGTGATTTTAATGTCGTGTTTCATTTTAAATAACTCCGATTCTTTCATTTGTTCAGGTTCTTTATCTTTTCTAAATACAGTATAAAATCCATAGCCTCTTCTTGAGCGTGTTGAATCCATTTGTAGAATCCATCAGGGGAATCGTGTAATGTAGTACCATATTTAATTATACCATCTCTACTTCTTTCTCTCATCTTCTGTATTACACTTTCTACTATAGGATCTTTAGGTAGATGATTATATCCTGTTGAATCAGCAGTCCAACCATCTTCTTGCATATCCATCCACTTTTTTACACTATCGCTCATTATCGTATTCTTTATAAACTCGTTCTAACTTTTTATATACATTATTCAAGAAACAACTACTACAAGAAGTCATCTCTACATTATCCTTAAATATCCTATTATACACATCTAATAGTGCTGATTGTTCATTTGGTTTAATCTGGGGATGTCTAGTCTCAAAGAACTTTGATAGGAAATTATATTCCTTCTCATTCAAACATTCTGGTTTCTGATAAGGGAAAGCCTTATTGAGAATCTCTCGTCTTTCAGAGCACCCACAATCTTCCCCAGCTATAAACTTCACCGCCTTATCTATTCCTACAGCTTTAAATACTTTCTCTACCGTATCCCCTAGACCTGTGGATTTAGTCTTTTGATTTTGATTTAAGGTACTTCCTGTATTCTTCAATCGCACCTTCCCTGATTTTCTTCTTGCCATTACTTAACGTATTAAAAATTGAACTTAAACTTATTTTAGTCTCC